GTCTGCTCGCGATCGAGTCGCGAGACTCGCCCCGGTCGAGCTTCACGCCGCGCTTGACCGCCGCCCGCCGCAGCTGCTCCCGGTCGAAGCCCTCGAACGGATCGCCCTTGCCGCCCGATTTCTGGTGTTCGGTCAGCGCGTCCTTGAGTTTGTCCACCGTCGACCGGAACCGGCCTCCGCCGGGGCTGCCCTTTGGGTTGCGCGGGTGCAGATCCGGGTTGAACGACGCCGCGACCGCACCGGACAACTCATCCAGAGCCGCCGACAGGGCGTCGATGCCCATCTCCCAGTCGTCGGCCTCGTCGTCGGCGAGATCGCCGAAGTCCTCGGCAAGCTCCTCGGCGAACGCCTCCAGCGCTTCGGGGCTCGCCGACGACGCGGCAACCTTGTGGCGCGGCGGATTGTGCCCGTACCGCAGCCGATACCACTTCGAGACCGTCGCCTTGAGCAGCTTGACGTTCTTGATGTGCTCGCGCAGCTCGTCGTAGAGCTGAGTCCACGTGGCCCACCGCGCCGCCCCGGGTCCGTAGACCCACCAGCGCTTGAGCTGCTCGCCGCCCGGGTGCGTGTCCACACCGGCAGCGGCGGCGATCCACGACGCCTCACCGAAGTCAGGCAGGGCTGACGCCGCCACCGACTCCGCGCCGAACGCCACATCCTCCGGCGCAGCAGCCGCGTTCGGGTCAGCCTCACCCGCCGGAGCGGTAGCCGTCGCCGGATCTGCCGGCGGAAGGCCGTAGAACTGGCGCGTAGCCGTCTCCAGCACCTCATCCGGATGCAGGATCCCCGCGTCGACCAGAGTCTTCATCGCCTCCGCCGTCGCGGGCTGACGCGAGCCGATCTCGTCGAAGACCAGGCGCGGCGCGGGCTCGTCCGGACCCCAGTTCACGTCGACGAGATCCTCTACCACGTGCTGGGTGGCGATGTCGGCGACCTGCTGGGCGAGCGTCTGCAGCGACAAGGTGAAGAAGTCGGCGAAGGTGGAGCCCAGGGCCCAGGAGCCGGTCTGCTGGCCGAGGTTCAGGAAGTGCGCCAGGACCGCGCGGGCGATCTGCTGGTCGTGGTACTCCACCGCGGGCTTCGCGTCCGGCAGGGTGCCCTCGACACCCATCAGGCGCAGCTTCGCCCCGAACGGCGTCGCCGCACCCGCGGCCTCGCCGGCGCGAAGCGACGTGGCCATGTTCAGCCCGGCCGTCAGCGACGCCTCACCGTCGGCACCCTCGTAGACCGGGATGCCCATGCCGTTGCGCTCGATCGTCTGCGCCCAGACCCTCAGCAAGCGGTCCTTGAGCAGCCAGTTCTTGTAGACCGGGCGCAGGATCGAGCAGCCCAGCCAGTTGCCGCCCTCGCGGTCGAACACGTACGCGACCAGGCGGTCCACCGGGATCGGGCGCGGCTGCGTGTACTGCTGCGTCCAGTACTGCTTGATCGCGACCAGGCCGCCGTCCGTGGCAACGTCGACCATCTCGATCGTCGTCGGCGGGCGGTACGCCAGCTTGCGCAGATGCGCCCGCGACCCGTCGTCGTCGACCCGGTACACCTGCTCGAAGAAACTGAAGCCGAACGGCAGCATCAGCAGCGACAGCCGCAGATGCTCGATCCACGAGAAGCGGTCCTTAGTCCGGATCGGCGCCAGGATGTCGTTACGCCCGACGATCGGCAGCCCCAGGTCGTCGGCGACCAGCCGCACGACCTCCTCGCGGGCGCCGTTCGGGTCGATGCGCCACGGCGTACGCAGCACCGGCAGGGTGACCGCGTTCAGGACCGACTTGACCTGCCCGTCGGTACGGCGCATCTGGTCGAAGACCGTCACCGACTGCGGGAACTGCAGTTCCGGGGTCAGCTCGTTCTCGTACTGCCACCAGTAGTTGGGCGCGGCGACCTGGTAGCCGATCTCCGCTACGGGGGCCTTCGCCGGGGACTCGGCAGCCACGGCTCACCCCCAGAACTAGAAGCGGACCGTCATGAGATCGATGTCGGAACGGGCCTTGGACGGGAGCAGGTCGACGATCGGGGGCGGGGCGGCCACGCGCGCCGGCGGCATCGTCATCGCGGCCTCCAGCGCCAGTACCGCGCCGATTCCGGCGTCGATCTTGTCGCGGTTCGGGCCCTTCACGTACACGTACTTGGTGCGGCCGTCGTCGTCGGGCTCGCGTACGCGGACCTTGCGCTTGTGCATCGCCAGCACCTGCGCCGACAGCAGCGCGGCCCCGTCGTGCGAATACGCGCCCTCGGCAATCGCCGTCGCGAACCGATCACAGGCCCGCCACATACGCGTCGGCTGGTTCGTGTCGAAGAACAACACGCGGTCCTCGCCGAACTCCTCGGCCCAGAACTCAATCTCCGTCTGCCACTTCGCCGGGTCGCACAGCATCAGCCCGACCTTGTAGTAGGCGAACGCCTCCTGGACCCGCTCGCGGATCTCCCGCCGCGGCACCCGCCACGTCTTCGGCGCGTCCTTCGGCCGCTGCCACACCTCGATCTCGAATGTGTGCGGCACGCCGTCGACCAGCGTCGTTCCGATCAGGCAGGTGCAGTCGTCCGACAGCGAGCCGTCGAAGCCGAGTCCGATGTACGCGCCGGCCGGAACGCGCAGATCCGGCCGTGCCAGCGCCTCCCACCGCTTCGTCTCGACCGCCTTGCGCCGGTCGTCGACGTTGTGGTTGAAGTAGAAGCGCTCCGAGTCCTCCCACGTGGAGTCCGGGTCGCGGATCTCGGCGACGATGCGGTCCAGGTCGACCCACCAGGCCGCGCCGTACGCGACCCGCAGCGCCGCCTTCAGCGTCGCGTCGGAATCCTCCGGCTTGACCTCTGGGGCCTCCACCGCGTCGTAGAAGATGCCCTCAGCGCCGTCGGTCACCGACTTGTGGGTGGCCTCGGCGACCGAGTCCTCGCCCGGGACGAACGAGTTCGTCGTCTCGTAGGTCCGGCCGCCCATCTTCGCGACGTTGCGGCGGATCGTGCGCGCCAGGCGCTTGCCGCCGTTCGTCGGCGTCCACAGGTGCGTCTCGTCGAGCACCCCGTACGTGACCCGCTGACCCTCACGCGTACCAGCGGCGGCGGTCACCGGCTCCAGCTTGCCGGGCCGGTCGCGCAGGTAGCACCGCGTCAGCCCCGCATCGATGCGCAGCGCGTCGGCGGCGTGCCCGTCGGCGGCGGTCAGGAACTCGTAGATCGCCGAATAGGTGTTGTCGGTCTGGTCCTCGGACACCGCGGCGATCTGCACCCATGCGGGCGGCAGACCCTTCGTGCCCCACGGGCGCCCGACCGGCTCGCCGGCCGCGTCCCAGCCGTCGAACACGACCTCGCCGGACAGCTCCGCGATCGCCTTCGCGGCCTCCTTCGGCGACTTCCCGCAGCCCTTCGACCGCCGGGAAGCACCGCGGCGGTAGACGAACCGGCCCGTCAGCGGGTGGATCTGGTACCACTCGACGAGTTCCAGGGCCTGCTCGTCGGTGAAGACCAGCGGCTCGTTCTCGTCACGCGGGTTCGACAGGTACGACGACCACCAGTCCAGCAGCGACCAGCCCAGCGACGGGTAGTCGTTCTCGTGCTGCGGACCACGCCACGGCATCGCTCACCCCGCGACGCGCAGATGGCCGTAGCGGCCGCCCTCGGCGGGCGTCGCGTCGCCGTCGGCGGGCTTCGACCCGTCCGGGTTCTCGATCTGCAGCCGCAGCCGAGCCCGGTCCTCGGGTGTGGCGCCGAACTTCGCGACCCGCAGGCGCAACTCGGGTGCGACGGACATGTGCCCGGTCCACAGTTGAGCATGCAGCAGGGCAGTGTCGAGCAGGAAGTCCCAGTCGGTCGCCGTCCAGGACTGCGCCTGCGGCGAGGTGCGCCAGGTGTTCCACCAGCGCTTCGTCTCATCCGGCCAGTCCGTGCCGCTTGGCAACTCCGGGCCACGGACGACATCGTCGTCAGACACAACCGTCTGAGGAACGTGGTCCTTGCCGGGGCGGATCCGCTTCGAGCGGTCCTTCGGGGCCGCGCCACGACCAGCCATCACGCCACCTCCTGCCCATGCAGGGGAACGGCTAGAGAGAGCGGCCAGCGTCGACGCGGCCGACAGTCGGCGCAGTACTTCCTCGGTCTTCCCAGTCCAGCGTCCTTCGGCAGTGGGGCTGCGCACGAGGCGCAGCTGACAGGTCTCCGCCAACTGGCAACCAGTTCCGGGTCGCCATAGCGACGTGCCATGCTGCCCACATTCGCGGGTGACGTGCCGATCTCGCGGGCGATATCTCGCCACGCCCAGCCGGCACTACGTAGCCGCGCGGCCCGCTGTCCATCGGCTTGGCGCACGGGTGGCAGCGAGTCACGCGTGACGACCACCATCGCCTTACGCTGCGCCACCCGTCTCGGTGGCCTCTTTGGGATTACCGAGTCCGGAGCACGCAGAGACGGCGCGCCCTTAGGCTGGCGCGCAAGGTTGCATCTGCGGCAGATCACGCGGACATTTGCTTCCTCGTGTCGGCCGCCGCCCCCATCCGCCAGAAGCGGAACGATGTGATCGAGTTCCTTGCTCGCCGGACGAAAGGGCTCATCGACCATCGCCACCGAGCACAGAGGGCAATGGTGCGCTTCAGCCTTAAGCTGCTTTACCCGCGTTGCCGTCAAGCTGCCGATGGAGATAATCGCCCGACGCCGCCTAGAGTGCTTCCGCTTCTTCCTGGCCGTCGCGCCATCTGAGGTCTGGCCACGCCGAATTGCGCCAAGCTTGCCCGCGCAGACCTGGCCGCACGTCTCGGTGAAGCGGCCGCCGTGCTTGCTGGTCCTGTATGACCTGAATGGCTGCTGGCAGAAGGCGCAGGTCGCATTCGGAGCCGCGTTCTTGGCGGCCGTCTGCGCGAGTTGGCATGGGCGGCACATTTGCTCGCCCGGAGGACGGCAGGTGCGGCTCTTCCAGCAGAGCGCGCCACAGCCGCCGGCGCATGGGATCGTGCGGGTTCGAGGCATGTGAATCTCCCGGAAATGCGGAAGGCCCGAGCCGGGAGACTCGGGCCTTCCTGACCCGCGTGGATCAAACGCGGGCTGACGTTGACTACGCAGCGTTATATGGACGCAGGAGTGCGCGGATCTTGCGATCTCACGCTCAGTTACAGACGTTTCCGCAGGTCAGAGCTGGTTTACCTGCCCTGCGGCAGGTTCTCGCTGATCAGGGGCATGATCAATTGGTCCCAGATTCACGCAGAATTCGATCTTGG